ATTGGAAGAAGGCGAAAGTCCTTATAAGCATGGTAAATTCCCGTTAGTGCGTGAATATTGTTACTATACAGGCGAATTGGTAGATGATGAACTGGAACCAGCCGGCGTAGTGCGTGATATTAAAGATGCACAAAGGGAATTAAACAAAAACCGAAGCCAACGCATGCACGTTGTAAATCAGCAGTCGTTAGGCGTTAAATTCTGGCAAGGTCAACTAACCGAACAGACTAAGCGCGATATTAAAAATAATAGCACTAAACCGGGCGCAAATATCTATTTACCGCCGGGCGTATCATTCGTAGACGGCACGCCGGCAATGGATAGCAATATTAATATGGCGCTTGAGCAACAATCAAGCAATGATTTCTATTCTATCAGCGGTATCACTCCGGAAAGCCTAAGCGGTAGCGTTGGCAGTATGAGCGGCAAGGCAATCGACTTGCGGCAATCTGTAACGACTGTACAAACGGCTGGCATCTTTGAGCAATCAAAAGAAGCAGAACGCCAAATTGTTAAATTATTATGGGGTGAGAAAAACGCACCGGGTTTAATTCCGCAATTCTACAATGAAGCCAAAGCGATGCGCATTATGGGCGATGACGGTCAAAAGGAATTCGTACAGATTGCACCGGGTTTAAATCAACCTATGCAAGAACAAGTTTTAACCGATGCATTTGGGCAACCGCAACGCGATGCGGAAGGTAATCCTATTAAGCAAGTTTTGTATGATCTATCCGCCTTTGATTTTGATATTGTAATTAGCACTAGCCAAGCAAGCGCAACGGCAAGACGTGCTAACCTATATCAATTATTGGAAGCTAAGAAATCCGGCGTTGATATTCCTATGGATATTATCCTTGATTTTATGGATTTCCCAGAAAAAGAAACGGTTAAGAAACGCATGCAAGAAGCGGCAGAAAAACCGGCACTTCCAGAATTGCGCGTAAGTGGTTCACTTGATGATATGCCAGCGGAAGCGTTGAGTATGTATTTACAAACGCTGGGCGTACAGATTTCACCGCAGCAAATCATGGCGGAACGGTTAGCCTTGAAAGGTAAACAACCAAACATTCAAAATACACCACAAATTATGCCGCCTATGAACGATTTAGGCACTATGTAATATAAACTATCAACACAATAATAAACGCTCCGTTATGGGGCGTTTTTTTATATTATTTTCGCCCTAAGTAATGGCGTTAAAAGGCTTGCTTATACATTATCGCCCGGCAACGGCGTTAAACTGCCATATTTCTTTATTCGTCCGGCAATGACGTTAAAAGGCTAAGGAGTATTAGATATGGAAAAAGATTTAGTTAATATCGAAGATGCTGGTTTCACTCCGGAAGATTTAGAAAACGCGGGCGTGAACGTTGATGAACATACCGAAGAAACGGATACACAAGAAGCGGCAACAGATGAACCCTC